ACGAACACCGTTTCTTTTTTGTCCCTATTGGAACGCTTAATGGGTCGTATTCAGGACTACTCGAAACGGCGGATAGCGTAGATATTCAGGTGTTCGCCTACACCGATGGCGACGTAAAAACCCCCTACTCCGAAAAGATTATTCGCACATTCTCACACCAGGATTGCGATTGCAAAGAGGTCATCATTTACTTAGGTGATTTGGGGAGCTTTGATAGTATTAGGTTTGGAGAACTTCGCCAACTCAATCAAGGCGTAACGGCTGGTACTCGAATCTTTGAGCCTGGGGGCCGTGACTATGAAGACCAAATTCAGGACGTTGCCAGAGTGGATACCATCACCGATGCGCAAAATGAACTGGTGTATATTTCTGAACCCATCAACGAATTGAACCGGGGCATGTTTGAGCAGCTACAACGCAGCCCACAGATTTACAGGATTAAGCAAGTGGAAACTACATCAGGAACAGTATCGAAGCTTGAGCGCTTACAAATGACGAGGGGAAATTTTGTGAATCTAAACCAAGGGGGAGCCAAACGTTTTGAAGGCGTGTTCAAAAGTGCATCCGGTACGAAGTGGCACCGATAAAACAAAATATCAAATGGAAAATTTTGAAGAGTCTTTGAATGATGAAGATAAGGAACTGATCAGAATTGAATCAGAGGCATTTAACGCGGTCAGAAATGGCATTGATTGGGGCAAAGCTGAGGGCGATTTAGAAGTAGAAGTTATTTTGTATGCAATGAAATATCTTCAAGAAAATCCAGGGGCTTCAATTCCTGACGCTATTGACCACGGATTAGGTGAGTGGTTGAAATAAAAAAGGGGGCTATTAACCCCCGCAGTGACATGTTTACTCTACTTCATGAACATAAAAACTAAACCTCATAATTCACAACGCCACAAATCTACACCAACGAAATGATAAAAGCAAAGAAAATTTCTGGCATCCCTGCGCATTTACTAACCGATGGTGAGTTTTATTTTGATTTGCCGGAGGATTACGGCATACGCAAGTCAAAGAGCCGTAGTGAGCTTGATACTGAGAACAAGGTAAGCCAAGAGGTCGCTTTGTCTTTTACGCTACCGCGCTCACCTGGCAATGACTATTTCTTTGCTGATTACACCGGGGCAATTGATGTTTGGGTTTGGGACAATGGCGAAATCTTAGAGTTTGACGAAATCAGGCTCACCGAAACCAAGGAGGAAGGGTATGAAGTTGAAATATACGGCTCAAATTGGGCTGAAAAGCTCCAAAGGTTACGGGTTAGAGATGTGGATTTAGGGGAATTTGAGTACAGTGATGCAGAAATAGCAGCGTCTTGGAGCGATGAAACGATCATGGCAACGCCTACCCTGGCGAGTTACGGAGGTTGGAACCAGGAAGGAAGCGCAACACTCAAGGATTTGCGCATGTGGTTTAACCTTACAAAGGTTATGAGGGCCTGTTTTTGTGCCATTGGTTGGAAGTTTGAAAGCAGCGTTTGGGATGTTTGGCCCTTCAATCGCCTTTATGGGTACATTTCGGGCGAACACTGGTACAGCTACGACGGCAAACAAGACCCTTTGCGGGTGACGGTAGGCAACAACGGAAGTATGGACTTAGATGGGACGATGAGTAATTTAATTTTCCCAGATACGATTTATGACCCGTTTGGACTATACGACAACATTTTGGCATTCCCTGGGGGTTACCTCTACCCTTCTGGCACCGCAAGCCAAAACGAAATCGACCTGAATTTAAGAATGAGCCTTGTCGTTGAATTACTCGAAACCCCTGCAAATCTACCAGGCGCAACGTGGTCTTTAATTTTGATTTGGAGTAGTGCGGTAACGTCGGGCGATATAATTTTGCTTGAGCAAATTCAGGGCATCCCAGGCGAAGCCCAAACAATAACCGTCGAAATAGATTTTAGGATTGAGAATGTCAGCGAGGGGGACACGTTCAGCGTGTACGCAGGGTATACCGACAACATAACACCGGGGGGCATTGACTACCCTTGGAGTATTTCACCAGGGGGAAGACTTAGTTTTGAACCTGATCCACCGCGCTACATCGAAAACGACACGATAAACCTGGGGGATTTGATTGACCCCAACCTCAATGCCTTGGATTTATTCAAGGGGATGCAGCACATGATCAGCGGCATCATCAAACCCGACTTCAACACCAAAACCATAAGCCTTTATCCTCCGTACCAAACCAGCATTGACGCGACGGTAATGGAGGGCTTTTTCCTAAACTCTGCTCTGGACCTAACGACAAAGGTTCAAGGCGGGTCCTTAGTCAAACGCGAAATAACCGAGCAGCACGAACGGTATTTGCGCCTACAATTCAAAGATAGTTCTGATTCATTCATCGAAAGCAGGAACTTTCCCGTTCAAATCTGGTCAAAACTTGTTGACACCGGGGGCGCAAAAGAGGAAACCAAGACACTCGAGAACCCAATATTTGAACCAACGATTGAGCGAGATACCACCGTGGAGGAAATTGGTTTTCTTCCTGACGGTTCCAGCGTTGACGCAACCCCCGCACTCATGGCGTTGTGGGATAATGAAGACGGGAAACTGAGCAAGAAATTGGGCTATCGGGTAGCGTATAACCACGGGTTAGTTGAGCAATTGAACAGCAGCGGCGATCCTTACCAACTAGTTTACGAAGGCGTTGCCATTTCAGAGTTTGGGTACTTATCACAGTGGCCCACACGCGCAGTAAGCGTAGCCGGGTTTTACCGTCCCGTGTATGGCTCAAGCAATGGCGACTTTTATACAGCGTTTTGGCGGCTTAAAATTGTAAAGGATTTTTACAAAAACGCTGACTTTGAATTGCTGCTTTGGCTTACTGAGCAGGATTACAAAGAGCTTGATTTTCGTAAACCCGTGCTCGTTGATTATTACGGGTATCGACTTTTCAAGGCCCTGGCAGTTAAAGACCACCGGGGCAGCTTTGTGAGCACACCCGTAACTTTGGTTGAAGAAAGCGAAAACACGATACAATGATCAGGACGGTACATTTAACCGACGAACAAAAGCAAGCCATTGCAGACATGGCAGAGCAGGAAATCACATGGGAGGATGCGAAGACGCTTTTCCAGCTTGGATTTTGGCGCGGCTCTGAATGCTGCGCAGATTTGAAGGACATCAAACAATGGATCAAATGGGCTATACACGACGGGAGTCTACCCGCATCGACATTGAAAAAGTGATTGTGATTTTTTACAACCGCATTGCAGGGGCTAAAGCGTCGAGCATTACCGACATTCCTAAAGACCCTTTAGCCTTGTTGCTCAACATGACCTATGAGCAATTAACGGCGGCATTGATACGAGAGGACTCGCAAAAGGGTATGAGTTGTGAGCAATTGCGGATAAAATGGGGATTGACTGAAAGGAAATTGAGAAGGGTAACGGGGAAGAAATAAAAAGGCACCCGTTTTGAGTGCCTAAAAATTATTACTTTTTGTAAGTGCCTTGCACCCCTCTTAATTTTCGATCCTCTGACCGTTTAGCAATCCACATCAATGCTTCATCAAGCTTTGTAATAACCATAGATGTTTCGCGGGTGGCCATTTCTCCGACATTGACAGCTTCAAGATATTGCTTTGCTGTTTGAATAAGCGTTTCGGTGAAAATTCCTTCCTGCCTAAAAATAGAATCATCCTCTTTATTGCCCTTGCAAAACAAAATTTCAACGCCGTTACCGTCTTCAATGCCGTCATTGGTCACTTTGTAAGTTGGAACATTGTAGGATGCGCCCTCAATTACTGTTTCAATTACCCTTGGATTCTTCATTTTGTTAAAGATTAATGATTTTTTAATGATCAAATATAAGTGCATTTATAATAGTACACAAATTTATTTTACCTAAAATGAAATTTATTTTTCAGTCAAAAACGTCCGACCACCAACCCGCCACCATTCCAAAGCCCGTGCAATAAGTAGATTTTTGTTGAAAATAGTACACATGGCCGAGGTTTTGGACAAAGTGCAGGAAAAGATATTCACATCCTGGGAATTTAAGGCGATCACACCACCCGCAACGCTGGACGGAAAGATACCAGATAATGCAATTTACATCGAAGGGTACGCAAATACCACCGCCAAAGACCGAGTACAGGACGTTGTGGCAGCCTGGAATTGGTCAGAGCCTATTTTGTCCAGCTACATGAAAAACGGATTCGGTACGCTCCTATTCATGCACGACCACGACAAACCAGTGGGCAAAATCTTGGAGGTTGAAGGTAGAGACGACGGGTTATTTGTACGCGGCTTTGTGTCCAAGTCCTGGAAAGATGCTTGGATGGTTGAGGAAGGATTGATTAAAGGCTTCTCTATCGGGTACATGATCGACTGGATGAATAGCCGCTACGATGCCCAAGCCGATACCTACTACCTCGCCATCAAAGAACTGCTTGAAATCAGCATTGTAACGATCCCAGCAAACCAGGATTCACTTATAAGTTCAATCAAAAGCCTTATTCCAAAGGCTTCAAATACAGTTAAACCAATGAAAAACTTTTTTGCAAAACTCAAGGCTTTGGCTGGTATCGAAATTCCAGAGGATGCCGACGAAAAGACCGCAATTGAAGCTTTGGAAGGTGTTAAGACCCTGAAAGCAACCGTCGATGCGGAAGAACTTAAAATAATGGTAGCCACCGCCGTGGCTGAGCTAGGGCTAAAGAAAATTGACGATTCGGCTTTTGCTGAAAAGTCGGCAGTCGAAACCCTGAAAGGCACTGTTGAGGCTCAAGCCAAAACCATCAATGACCTGGCGGCTGAACTCGCAGGTAAGAAACTGGAAGAACCAAAACCGGGCGAAGGCAATGCCAAAACCGGGCTGAGTGACACCGAAAAAGCATTTGGAAAGGCTTTAAAAGCCTCTGTGAAAGCGTAATCAATTTTGCCCACACTGTAAAATAAACAATAAATGGAGCCAATTACTCTGGAACCAATTTTCATGCCAGATAGCAATATGTTAATGTTCCAAACGTCGGAACTTAACTATCTGGCAGAGCAGCGATACAATGACAAGTTTGGATTTTATCAAGCTGCTTTTGGCATGTATTCTTACATGCGCCTCACCACTGATTTGGAATACAAGATTTGGTATCCACAGGGGGAGCCTCATTTGTGGCAGCCGCATAACTCATGTGCCTGGACACCGCTGGGGGTTTACGGATTCGCCAATAAAACCATCAGTCCTTGCAAATCCAAACTCAATTTGGAGTTTTGCAACGATGAATTTTACAACAGCGTTTTCCGTTCCTTCCATGCCTGGAATACCGGGGCCACCGTAGGGCTGAGTGCAGCAGGTCAGGCAGCGTTGACAGCGTTGACCAACACCATCGTGAAAAGCGCCACCGTTGGCAATCGCATGATGTTGACCGCTGGTCAATTGTTCGATCCCGAAACCGTGGCCATTGTTACAGGCACCCCTACTAACGTAGAAGAAGCTTTCAAGAAAACCGTTGGCACTTGCCGGGGTTGGATTGAGTTGTTGATCTCTTTGGAGGCTGGCGACCCTACCAAGTACGCTCACCTGAACTTGGATAGCTTGTTTATCCAATCCGGTGGAGGTCAGAACATTGCCACCAACGGCCAAACCTTCACGGGTTCAGTGGTCGCGCTCTATGACGCTATTTTTGCAGCAGCTACCAATGACCTCCAAGAGGCGATTATTGACGGCGGCATTGGCGATACAGGCCGTTCGTTCATGCCCATGTTCCTTGTGTCCAATTCTGTGAAAGCAAAGTTGTACGCAGACTTGCTGGCGCTTAATGCCAGTGCGGTTCAGATCAAGCCACGGATTAGCCAACGGGCAATTACCGCCAACGGGCAGACCTTCGATGTAATGTACATCGATAATGTTCCTGTTATCCCAGTGGGTGATGTTGCAAACTATGACAAGTTGTTGACAGGCCGTAGCCACTTTGCATACCTCACCATTTCCGGTACGATTCAGTTGGGTTCCAACTTTGCGCGTATTCCAGAATTGGGAAGGGGCGAGGTTGCAGTAGCGATCCAGCAAAAGACCGACTTGGACGAATTAGGCAAAGTCTTGTTCTTGTCGCATTCCTTGAGCGCAACCGCAATCAGCGACACCAAGTACATTGCCGGGGGTTACAAATACACTGTACCGCTATAATCGTTTTTGGGATATATCTGGGAGGGCTTAACGGCTCTCCCCTTCACAATTAAAAGCTAAAACAATGGCTGAAATAATCTGCGAACCCAAGAACCTTATCAGTTCCGAAACTTGCGCCGACCGGGGCGGGTGGTACATTGGGTTTTACGCGAAATACTCTGAGATTGATTGGGCTGATATGGCAAGCGATGCCCTATTGTTCGACCAAACCAATCAAGAAATTTTAGGCTTTACAATGGTTGGCGGGGCCACCTGGAAGAAGATCGAACCCCGCAAACGTGGAGCAACCTACAATTTCAATTACACGTCTGCTACGGGCTTCTATGAGTGCAACGCCGCTTGTATTTTCGACAGCAAAGACCGTGACCGCCGCAACAATTTGCAGTACGCAATTCAGTGCTGTGACTTGGTTGTAGTACTGTTTGGCAACAACGGCAAAAAGCGTGTGATTGGCGTGGATTGGAACGGCGCAGAGTTTTCCCGTCCCATTGACAATTTCCGTATCAGTCAGCACAATGACCAGGGCGGCGACCTTGGAACCAGCACTAGCACCGACGATCTGGCATGGCAAGGCAACCAGCTTTTTGCGCCCTTGTTTGCAGATGTAGCACGCTCGATTTTTCCTTCTTAATATTCCATCCAATGCGCTCTATCTTTGTTTTGCTCATTTTGGTAATGATAGGGTTGAACGGAAAAGGGCAAAGTGTAACAGCTTTGCCCGATTCTGTTTTATCCCAGTGCTGTTTAGAAGTCACTCTTTTGAATGGCAATGTCACAACGGTTGATTGGGTCTTTATCCAGTACATCACCCGCGACGGTACAGGCACCAAGCTTTTTGTTGAGTACGCCCCAAACTTTGGCGGTATCCAGTGGGAAACACAAATTCGCATTCAGGATGATTTTGATGATGTAATTGAGCGCTCCAAATTTATTATCCTTCCTTTTACCGTTGGCTCAACAGATTACGGCATACATCGAAATTGGATTGCCAACATTGAAGAAAACACCACTACGGGCGGGACTTGGATTTATGGCCGTTTTGGCACCCCTACAAAGCGCAAATTCAGCGCCGTTGAGGATTACGAAACCCTGAAAAACTTGCTGCTTGCATGTCGTCCACGGGCTATTGTAGTAGCTGAAAACGGGCTTTATACTGAGGGTGACACCGTGCGCATGGGGGGCTTTTTGATTGAAAACACCAGCATCACCACCGAGGGCTATAACTGGCAAATGAAGGACACGCTTTCAAGTGCTGAGTTTGGTTTGGATTACTCAAGCCCATTTGGGGACACATCTGTTTACTCGGCAAGGAGAACTGGAAAATGGAGGCTGCTAAATACAATGGGGAGAAGGTATTGGGGAGTTTTTATGGAAGATACCACAGGAGTTTCTGGAATTGACAATAGAATTGTGCATAGCTTTTATACGGGTACGGATGATCCATATATTGAGATTTATTCAAAATCAGGAACAGGTAGCAATATTGCTTTGAATTGGTTTATTAATAGTTCATACGGGGGGAGCTGGACATACAAAGACGCAGTATCAAACCCTTATTACACGCATGGGTTTTCCACAAATCAATTTGGAACGGTTATGGGATCGGGTGAATCTGGAACAGGTGATCCAGGTAACGGAGTGCAAATAACGACAAACGGCTACGGGATCGGGGCTGATGAGTGGATTGGGATAAGGACAAAAGGCGTAGATAATGGAACGGCAACGGTAAGCCAATTTTTGCAGTTACAAGATGCCACGACGGGTAAAGTTGAATTTGCCACCATCGACCTTTCAGCCTACCTCCCAATTTCTGACACCGCCGCAATGCTTGACCCTTACATTCAAGGGGCTGGAACCCTGAACTACTTACCCAAGTTTACAGCGGGGCGGGTTATTGGGAATAGCAACCTCTTCGACAACAACACCTATGCCGGAGTAATTGGCCGACCTTGGAAATTCGGGGAATACACCACGGCGGGGTTACCTACTGGGGTGACGG